GGATTGGTCAGATCAGTACTGGCACGCTCTTCGCGGTAGCGCACACTGACTTGGATTGGCTCGCGCTCCTCAGGCTCAAGGTATTGCAGTTTGAAGCTGCCCTCGACGATATTGCCGGCAGTGAATAGACCCTTGATCGGCACTGACGTGAACTGCAAGGCCGGACGCAGATAGAACTTGCCGTCGCTCTCGCCGAACACCAGCAGATGGGCGGCTGCGGTGTCTGCTGCCCACTGGCGAAGGTTGACGCGATCGGCTTGCACGCCATCAAAGAAGTATTTGCGGTCGTAGCACCAATCCGCTGCCGTCTCAAAGGCATCAAGGTCGATCATCTCATCGGTAATCAGATCACCAGCGCCGTAAGCGGCATTGGTCATCAGATCCAGCAGCACATCCGGGAATAGGTGCGTGGCACCAACCGCGAGGCTGTTGCGCAGTCGCCGGCAGGTCTTGCCACCAGTCACGTAGCAGCTGAACTGGCCGAACTGCTGCCACTCAACCGAACTCATCACGTTGATGCCGACTAGGGCGAGGCCGTCATAGACCGGTGCCGTGGCATTTGGCACGATCTCGTTGATGTACACCACCTCGTGCTCGGGTCCACTGCCGGCGCTGCTTTGTGCCTCTTCATAAACGAAGGCTTCCGCGAGCTTGCCCCAAGTGTCGAGATAACTGCGATCCGTGGCACTGCCGTAGTTACTTGGATCCAGTTCGGGAATGCCTTTGCCTTCACCACGCACTGCAGCGATTGAAAACTGTTCAGCAGTGCGCGGAACTGATTCACCGTTGAAGGCAACGGTCACTGCACCATCAGTCACTACCTGCCGCGTGCTGAGCCGTGCATCAAGCACATAAAGGGTGTTGATGCCAGTGCCGCTGCGCACCTCAAAACCAGACAGCGGCTCAATGTTGAATTCCCACTGCTTCAACGATGGCATGTTGAGCTGCACGTAGTTGAACACGTTCTGCTGTGTCGCACCACGGATGCCGTAGGTGTTGCTCAGGATGGTGAAGGCGCCGCCGCTGCCGGCTTCGCGGTAGCCGATCTTGAAGAAGCTGTAACGCTCCTCTGTAGTGGTGATTGTGTTGCTTTGGAACACATCCACCTTGAGAGTGGAGCCGCGCTCGATGATGTCGTCTTTGCGGCTAATGCAGGCGCGATTATCAGCTTGGGTAAAGCTGATCGAATCTTTGAGATTGCAAAATCCGTTGATACGAATGCCAATGCGCGAGCGGATGCCAAACTCAACCGCCTGACACGGGCGCGTGGTTGAAACGCTTGCAATGGCGCAACGCAAGATATGGCCATCGGGCGCTGTGGCGACGTTGCGCAGTTCATAGCTGCCCGCTAGGTAGTCATCGCCATCGCGTTCAATGTTGGCCTGCGTATTGAGCGTGACTGATCCGGTGCGCACAGTGGTAAACACCGCAGTGATTTCAGTGCCGCTGCCGCTGGACACATCAGCCTCTGAAACAAACACGTCATCCGTGCGGCTAGTGCAGATTGCAAGCGCTGAGCCGACCTTGTAGAGCTCGCCTGGAATAATTGCGTCGTCCCATGTTTTCTGGCGGCCTGCAACGGTGCCGGCTACATCGGCGCACTTTTCGATATGAATTTGCGTGGCGTCAAACTTTAGGTTTTTGGTCACCGTGACAGTACCATTGCCAGTTACGCTGGTGCCGTCTTGAATTCTGAAAACTGGCGTTTGATTATTGTTGACCGCATCAATATCAATGTCACCGCCACCGCCGCTAGCGCTAACGCTAGTCACAACAGTTACACCATCTACAACTGCCGTGGTTGTACTGAGGCTGACGTTGTTCAACGTTGCTCGTTTGATCTTTTGGGTTGCTTTTGTGCGGACCCTGATCTTAACGGTGTACTTGCAGACCGCTTCGTCGTCATCGTCCGTGATGGCAGGATTGGTAAAGGTTACGCGGAACTTGCTTGCTTTTAGCACTTCAATATCTGTGTCAATGTTATCGCTGTCGTCGTAAACGCCAAGTCCAGTTGTATCAAAAGTAAATGTGGCGTTTAACGTGCCAATGCCTTCAGAGTCGATTGTGACGCTGTTGACAGTTGCACTCAGTCGGCTTTTTAGATCTGAAACTGATTCATCGTCGTATTCGTAAACCCACTTTGCGCGGCTGTCTTGACTTGCTGGTTTGTTGTAACCAGCAGCGCCTTCTTTTGTGATCTGCTCTTTGCTGACGCTCCATGCTGCGGTGTTGGTCAGCGTGCGTAGATCGCGGCTAAACTCCGTGTCCTTGTCGCTACTGGGATAGAGCTTGTAGGTGATCGTGCTGCCGACGCTGCCGACGCCGCCGCTCACCAGTCCGCTGCGGCTGCTGAAGTAGGTCTGCGCTTTCTTTCGTTGCGCCCATGCAACGTCGTCGATCTTGCACTTCACCTGCGCATCGCCGTCTTCGCCTTCAGGCACCAACTGCGCTTGTACACGCGGCCTGATCACTGGATTGACCTTGAAGCCAAGGTCATTACCGATGAGCGTGTAGACGCCGAAAATCGTCTGGTTGTTCGGCCTGGTGGCGCTGCAGAAGTCTGCTGCCCAACTGCTGCCACGGCGCACCATGAACACATCGGATCCGCCTGCGTTTTGCGCGTTACCTACATCGGCGTTAGCAGCACGACCAAAGATCTGATCACCCGATGCAATGCGCGTGGTCAGGCCACTACCCACGCGGCCATAAACGGTGAGCCTGCTGCCGGCGCTGTTGGCTGTGCTGTTGCCAAAGTCGTAGCTGGCCAGCGTGTTGCCGCCAGCCGCAAAGTTCTTCGGATCAATGCCGCCGATCGGACCTTCGCCGATCATGAAGATGGCACGCAGCATTTGACTGCCGCCAAGGCTGTAGATCTGGCTCCACAACATCGGGGTGCTTACGCGCACGCCGCCGTAGGTTGTGCCGCTGATGGCCTCACGCAGCGCATACACCAGTGGGATGGTGCTGCCCAGCGTGGTGATGTCCTGCGTGCTGTCGAAGCCGTAGCGCGGGGTATAGCGCTGGTTATTGGTGATCGGTGCATCGCTGCGGTTGCGTGCCTGCAACTGCGCTGGCCGGCCACCCTGCTGCTGCGGGACGCTTGGCTTCAGGAATGACGAGGCAATCTGAAAGCCAATGCCAATCACGCTGAGTGTGATGGCGATGATCGTTTCAACGCCTGCAATTACCGCCGGCTCCGGCTGCTCCTTGGCATGTCGCGCCACTTCAGCCTTGAAGTACAGATACTGCTCGTCTGTCAGACCCAGCAGGCTTGCGAGGTAGCGATCAGAAGGCAGCATCAGTGAAACCTGTAAAAGCGAAGACTTGGCATATACGGCAGCGGCACCCATCGGACGCCACGCCTGTGATGCACCAACAAAAGCCCGTCATCTACAACGATACTGACGCCAAGGCCGGCTGGGCCATTGCGGATCAGCGTTACGGCGTGCTGCTGCGGGCCATCAAGTTCAACGGTGCCATCACGCCATAACTGTTCCAGCTCTGGCCAATGCTTCTGCTCGGCAAGCTGCAGCCACTGTGCATCCATGGGCGGGTGATGGATGCCGGCGTTGTCGAGGATGCGCCACACCATCACTAGGCAGTCTGCAGCTTTGCCGTCTTCCGGGTCGGCGCCAAACTCGTGCGGTAGCCCAATCCAGTGCTTCCAGTCCATTAACTGATCACTAGGCTGCCGGTGCTGGGTAATGCGCCAACGACGCCAGTGGTTAGGCGACGCTTAGGGATGTCGCCTTTGGTGGCATCAAGCGGACTGGAGAGCTTTAGGATTACGCGCTCCGTATCCATTTCGTACTGCGCCACTCGCCACAGTTCAGACCGCACCAATGCATCATCAGCAAAGGTTTCTGGGTCAAGGCTGACGGTTTTGATGTCCAGCAGCCAACGCGACTCAACTGCCTCAGCAAAGATGTTGACGCTGATCGGATCCAATCCTGCAACAAGACTGGATTCGCTACGGTCGCCGCCCTTACTGCCAGCGCCCAGCGTGTAGCCAAATGGTGCAAACGCATAGGTCACGCTGCCGTAGGTGCGCGTTTGATTGATGCTGAAGTTTTGATAGGCGTAAACCGGCGAGGTTGGCGTGCCGTCACCCTGCAGAAAGCGTGCGTAGTTGACAAATGCAAATGTGCTCATGCTATACCTACGCGCTTACGTGTTTTTACTGAGTTTTGCAGTGTTTGCAGTGTAAGCGCCCTGCCGCGTTCTGCTGCCAACGCAATGCCACGCTGATGCTGCTCAGTGGTGACGTATTCAACGCCGTTGATCACGGTTGATTCGTATTTTACCTCGATCGGTTTTTGCTGCATTGCGCTACCGCCAGCATTCATCTGGCGGTTGGCAGTTTGCTGATTGAGCATTGCCCGCGTGTCATTGCCTTGACGGTTTGTGGCTTGCTGGGCTAGTGCGGCGCGGGTATCGGCATTGGATACGACGCTGCCGCTAACACCAGGCACAAACAACTCGGGACCACGCTCGCCGACGATGTAAGGCTGGTTGCTGCTGACTGGGCCGCCGTTGGCGCGGCCGCCTACAGCAAACCCTGGAATCGGAGTTTTTAGCGCCCCCGTGCCAGTAAGGTTCTTGTTTGCTGTACCTAAAGCACTGCCGCCACCGCTCAACGCGTTAAAGATGGTTTGCAGAATAATTAGGGTCATCTGCTTGGCAATGATCTCAGCTGCCATGCTGACAAATGCCTTGCCGATGCTTTCAAACGCATCTGCTAGCGCTTCTTGCGTTGATTTGGCGCCGGTTGCCACATCTTGGAATGCTTGACCAAAAGCACTGCCGATTGCATTGGCGCCGTTAACGATCGCGTCAATCTGCAGTTTGATTGGATTCAGATCCTCTTTCAGCTTGGCTATTGCATCACTCAATCCAGATGCAACAGTGCCTTGGCCTGCTACGCCAAACTCCGCACCCTCCATTGCTTGCTTGAAGAGCTTTTCGGCTTCTTCAGCTTGCTTTTTCAGTTCCTCTGTCTGTAGCTCAATGATCTCAAGTCTCTGGATTTCGGCGTTTAGCTGATTCAGGTTGGTGCGCTGCTCAGCATTCTTCAGCTCTGCAATCTGCTTAGCGCGGTCTTCGTAGTCGAATTGAATCTTCAGGCGTTTTTGCTCTAGTTCGTTGCCTTCAAATAACAGCGCAACCTGCCTGCCAAACTGGACGCCCAGTTGATCGCCAACTTCAAGCGACCGTTCAAGCTCTTGCCGTAATTTTTCCGCCTCACGTGCTGCTTCAGATACTCCTTTGCCGCCACCGCCACCGCCACCGCCCGACTTGGCGCCCATCAAAGGCGGCATGGATGTAATGCTTGGTACTGATGGTGTCCTTGCTTGTTGTTGGCGCAGCCTGTAATCTGCTCGCTGCTGTTCAATGTTTCGCTGACGCATGTCAGCCATCATGCCTTGCTGTGTAAATGGATTAAGCCTCATGGCTCGCACCGCTGCATCAGCATTTCGCGCAAATTGAGCTTCTCGATCCCTAGCGCCGCCAGCGTTATTGGCTTCGTCCAGGATTCGTTGTATCTCGCTGACAACTGCAGTCGCTTGAGTTAGCGCCCATTGAAAAACTGGCGCTAAAGTTTTGCCGATAGTTTGCGCTAATACTTGTATCGAGTCTTGCAGTGTGCTAAACCGTCCGTTTAGCGTATCACTCTGAGCGATAGCGCCATTGGCGTATTTGCCACCGGCATCGGTCAGTTTGATAATCGCAGCTTCAACGGCTTGGGCGCTAATCCGTCCGCCTTCTAGTGCTTTTTGAAACTCCTCCCCGCTTAGGTTGTACTCTTCGCGCAATACTTGCTGCAGCGCAACACCACGCTCTTGGAACTGCAGTAGCTCCTCACCCTGCAGCCTGCCTTTGGCTTGAACTTGCCCGTAGGCAGTAACCAATCCCTGCAGCTCAGCGCCGGTTGCACCGCTGACATCAGCAAGACGCCGCGTTGTTTCAACGACCTTGTTAGTCTCAACCCCAAACGCCTGCAAACGCTTGGCTGAATCAATCAGCTCTGAGCTAGTGAATGGCGTTACAGCGCCAAGCTGCTGCAGATCTTTGATGATCTGCCCAGCCTTTTCTGCGCTACCTGTTAAAACCTGAAGGCTGCGCGTCTGTGTTTCAATTTCAGCCGTGCTGACAAAAACAAACTTGGCGGCTTGAATAAGAGAAAACGCAGCCGCAAGCTTTCCTATCGCTCCACCAAGCCCGCCAATTGCTCGCTCGGTTGCCTGCGACTGTGACTGAACCTCGCGCAGCTTGCTAACCGCATTGCGGCTGTCGACGTTAATGGCAACGTTGGCGACAACCGACACGATTTACCTACGGCGTTGCTTCAGTCTACGATCCTGCTCTTCGTTTTGCAGTTCAAAGTAACTAGACCAAAGCAACAGCTCTTCAAGCGTTACCTCTTGGTTTAATCGCGCCAAGCTATACCCAAGTTCTTTAGCAATCCCAAGCTGCAGCAACAGCAGGTTGTCTTTCTTCAGCTCAGCCTTTACCGCTTTTCATGTCCAGTTCTTTGCCTTCCTCTGGGTTGGTGATGATGGCGAGCATCATGGCTTGCAAATCACTATCAAGCACATCATTCTTCAGCTCAGCAATTTCACCGGCCTGAAACAACCGCTGGCCAGCATCGTCGGCTGCTTTGGTTACCAGCAAATTCAGCGCAAAGCCATTGGGATCATCGCCACCTGGCATCTTCTGCGCGCGCTCGCGTTCTGCCATGGTCAGCGCTGTGGCGTAAAACTCAAACGTAGTCCCATCGCTGAGTGTTACGACGCGCTTGATTGGCTGAAGATTGGCTGCTTTTTTGAGCCGTGCCAGTGCAGATGATGCCATGCAATAAATGTGGGTGGCCCCAGCATACGCCGGGGCCGTTCAACTATCAAGCAGAAGTGCTGAAGTCAAAAGTGGGCACACCCGCCGGGCGGAATGTGATCTCCACCTGCTGAGCATCATCGGGGTTGATATTCAGACTTGCGGTCAGCAGTACGGCATCCATTGCGATGCTGCGGCTCAGGGCTTCGGTAGCGCCCTTGTCGGTGTACAGCTTGAAGCCGCAACCAACCTGCTGGCGCTGCAGCACGTCTTCCACCATGCGGTTGGAGAGGGCGGCGTCTTCGTTGGTGACGTAGATGGTGGCAGTGCCGCTGCCATCAGCAAAACCGGGGATGTAGGCGCGGAAGGGCGCGTACTGCCCAGCGGTTTGGCCGATGGTGGTTACGTCAATCTCGGCGCGTGAAATTTCGAAGCTCCAGGATTGAACTTGACCCACAGCGGCGTAGTCGGCATAGTACACCTCGAACTCGTTAGGTGCTACAGCCGTGCCGTCGTCTGTGATGGCAAGGATGGTGCCACCAGCGGCGGTGGAGACGGTCAGCGCGCCAGTAGCGGCGGTGTAGCTCAGCACGTAGTAGGTGGTGGCGCCATCAATGGGAGACGGCAGCGTACCGGATCCAGATCCGCCGGTTTGGCTATTGACCACACGGAATTTCACCGGATCGCCAGCTTTGAAGTTCAGATACGGCTGAACGGTGATGACATCAGTGCTGGCGTTGACGCCAGATTCGGGAAAGTTGCCGTTAGTGCCGGCGGGTTTGTAGTAAAGGGCGCCGGACGTACCGGACAAAACAGTGACAGCCATGTTGTGAACGGTAGTGGCTACATTCAGTCTAGATACGCTTCAAACGTAGCAGTTAGCTGAGTCTGAAAGTAAGGCTCAGGTGCTGCTGGCGTTACTTGCGCTGGCCCTGAGGCTGCATCAAAGATGATGCTAGAAAACTTGGCGCGATCAAACAAATCCTTTAGCCGCTCTGCAATGGTGAAATTAGCAGCAGTGCCTTGACCCTGCGGCGTAAAAACGTTGATCACCAGCGTGCCAGTCTGGCGGTTGAAGCTAGTCAGCGTGGCGTAGCTGTTATCGCCAAAGCGGATGAACGCCTGCACCCATGGCGTGTTGTTGGGCGGCGTAAACGGCACGTTTTGATAGCTGACTGGATAGGCAGGCGCTATGGCCATCTGCGTTGCAATGCGCCCTTCAATTGCAGCGCGTACGTCGTTGTAGGTGCTGCTCATGATTCCCTCCCGATTCGGTCAGCATTGACGCGCACAAAGCCTTGGATGTCCTTAGCGATGCCTTGCACCCAACCCGCTGGTGCTTGCTTACTGCTGCCATTGGCAAGAGGCTCGGCATACGGCAGGTTGTTGTGCACGCTGTAGACGTTGCCTAGCTTTTCTTGCTGGTAGTTCATCTTGCGCAACGGAACGATCAATCCGCCTGGCGGAGATGTTTTCGATCGATCTGTATTTGAAGGCGGCTGTTGCGGCCCGCCGTCGTAAGAGCCGGCCGCATTCTCACCTACTTGCCAGCTAACACGAAACCGGCCAGTATCGACAGGGCTTGCCTGCTTAAGACGGCTATCGGTTTCCAGCACCGCAACTCGCAACAGCTTCTCCATCTGCTGGCTGGCATAGTCGCCGATGTCACCAACGCGGATTGTGCGTGCCATTATGCCCTCAGGATCAGCTCGTAGGTGATCGGGGTGTTGTCCTGTTCGATGGTGCGCACCGTGATCACCTGATGCGTGATTGCTCCAATGAGCACTTCGTCGGCAGTGGTAGGTGGATTTGCAATGTCAGCCGCAGCGATCAAAAGCCGCTTGTCGTTTGCCTGAATCAGATCATTAGCCTCACGCAAGTTGACATCTTCCAGCACGCCGCGCACTGTAGTGTCGGTGGTGGTTTCAGTAACGGTGCCAGTGCTGGTGTTGTAAGCGCCTGTTGTCACCCTGCGGATAGTGGCAACACCACCAAACTTTGCCATCAGCTTGCTGGCAACCTTGCGTAGCGGGCTAGCTAATGCCATCAGGCAACCTGCACTGCTGTAAGGATAATGCCAGGGATGGAAGGATGCGCCGGTCCCGATGGCGACGATGGCAAGGATTGAATGCTGGCCGCAACGTTGGTTGTTGACCAGATCAATTCCAAGTAATCGCTAGCAGCAAGCTTTAGGACGTAATTCACGCAGCCGATGACATGACCGTCAACGCCGCCATGACTGGAGATAATGCTGAACTTGCTATCAGATGCGGCAACGTTGCCACTGGCGCCGCTGTCGTTTTTACGCAACCAAACGTTAATGTCGTGAATCTGACTATCTGAGTTTGCAAACTGGATTGAATAGGTGATGCTGTAAACGCCAGCCCTGGAAAACGTAATCCGAGAACCGGAAACAATGCTCACCCCACGACTCTCGGGATCAGTTGAATTGATGCCAAGAACGTAGTCAGTGTTAGCGACTGCTGCGATTTGATCAGTGGTATCGTAAAACGACCCCCACAACATTTGATTGCGGACGGTATCAAGCTGGCTGGTAAATGGGTTGAGCTTGAATGCCATTGCTCAGCTCCGAACAACGGTAAGCAGATTATTGTTACCGTCGTAGGTCATTGTCAACACTGCCACGGTCTTGCCGCTTGTGCCGCCACGCTTGTACGTTGCAGTTAGCAAGTTGTTTGCGCCGTCGTATGTATTGACAATGCAATCATGCGTAGGGATCTCGAGCCCCTCGCGTGCTACCGCATCACCACCACCAGAAAGAACGTAAGCCATCAGAGCCTGTAAGCAACAACAGTGCCGCTAGTCAGAGTGATGCTGGTGAAGACGCCTTCAATCTCAGTGCTTGCCTTAAACGGAATGGCGCTGAGTGCGTTGCCAGTCCAATCTATTGCAGTCAAGCTGGCAATCACCGAATCCTCAAGGGCAACGATCTTGCCAAAGCGGCCGGCATGAGCTGCAGTGTCGTCAATGAACTCAGCACCGGGATACTTGTAACTCATGACCGCTTGATTGCAAAGTTGCCTGGTCCGCTAATTCTAAGCCCGGTCAAGTATCGCTCTACGATCGGTGGGATCTTATCGACGCCAACAGCGCCGTAGCCAAGGTTTGGCGTCACATCGATACTGCCGATCTTGACGTTCTTGTAATCCTCCAGCCCGCTCAGTCCAATGCCGTCTGGGTTGTTGTTGAGGTAAGTGGCAAGCACAACCTGCGCATATTGCACCTGCTGCGGAATCTCGTCGTCGGTGTAGTAGTCAGTCGTGATGCGAAACGGAAAGCCTACGGCGTAAGTATTGATGTAGGTGTCAGGCTTGCGCACGCCGGTACGCGGCCACTGCAGTGCCTGCGTGTCTGTAGCGCGAGCACCCAGGAACCGCTCACGATCCAAGCGCTGAGTAGCGGTAAACAGCGCCCGATTCTTTTGATCGGTGGTAGCCGATGCCCATGCCGTTACATCAGCATCTTGCACAAAACCATCAATGATCTCCTGCGCTGCTGCCAGCGTCAGGTAGCTGTTGGCGTTTGCGCCGCCCACCGTTGCGTCGATTACTACTGCCATCGTTGGGTGGCTCCGTCATCTCAAGTGTAAGTGCGGGCTCTGCAATAGAAAGAGAGGCTGCCTCGTTAGAAGCAGCCTCCAGTTCACGCAGTCGCCGGAAAGCGAACAGGCCCATTTATCAGGCAACAGCAGCAGCAGTGCTGCCAAGGCCGTAAAGGGTGATCGCTTCAGATCCGCTGGTAACAGCAGTCACGCGGCCAAGAAATACCTTGGAAGCATTCTGGGCAACAGTTGCTACGCCGCTCACGGTCACGTCAGTACCACCAGCAATGGTGATGGTGTTGGCGCCAGCCGACGCGTTGAGCACAACCACCATGAAGGTGGTGCCCACAGCGCAGTCACCGCCAATGGCAGCGACAATCTCAGCAGCGGTAGCAGTGGTGTAGGTAGCAGCAGCAGCGGGCACACCACGGATGATGGTGTTGTAGCTGTTGGCTGCACTCAGGGTTGCAGTGGCAGTAGGAGCTGCCAGGCCCATTTGCCCAGGCAGAAGACCGCCGGGGATGTCGCCAAGTTCAAAGATGGATGCCATGGTCAGTTACCTCAATCGAAGTTAGAGGTGTTGGTCGCGCGGACGATACCAAGGTTCTTGGTTTCGTACACCTTCGACCAGTTGCCCACGGTCGCCAGTTGGGCGCGAGTGGGGTTAGCGGTGGTCACGCCCCACTTAGCGCCAACCGGGTGGTAGACGTAGTGCAGGTCGATCGACATGGCATCGCTCTTGGCGAGGATGTCACGGTCGGTTTCGGTCTGCATTGCCATCTGCTCACCGCTGGCAATAGCGCCTTGGGTGAAGAAATAGGTGGCGTACTCTGTGGTGGAGCCGCTGCCTTCGGTTTGCACGTCGTCACTGACGATGACTCGCAAGCCGCAATACGTTGGTACATCTACGCTGCCGCCATAAGCAGCAACGAGGGAACCGCCGGACTGAGTAGTGCTGCTGCCACGTGCCTCATTCGAGGACACGTAGTCGATAGCCTTGCGCTCAACCAGGTCGTAGTAGACCTTGGAGTGCATAGCGATAGCGGTCAGCTTGTCGCCTTGGTCACCCAGCAGCGATTTGGCTTCTGCCACGTGACGCGGGGACAGCACAGTCGGGGTATCGCCCGATTCGCCGTCGATGGCCAGGGGGAAGAAAGCAGCCGAGCTAGAGGTGGTGCCCAGGGTGCCGAACACGCCGGCGAGGCAGGACAGCAGATCCTTCTGGCGCTGGTTAGCGATGTAATCAGCGATCTTGGCGCCGATGGCAGCCATGGGGTCAGAACCAGCAGCCAGAGCAGCCAGGTCACGAGCCTCAAAGGCGCGGCCACGGTGCAGGATCACGCCGACTTGCTTGTCAGCTTGGATCTTGCCGGGGGTGAGGCTGCTGCTGTCGG